TGTTCAGACCATACCCGGAATAGAACCCTTCGGCACTGTACATAGTAACTTTAGGATTATTCAGAACCATGTTGAGAACTCAGCAAAGACCCTTACTAACTACATAAAGAGTCAGAACAAGAAGATAGATACTAAAGAGCTTAGTGATGAGTTTGATTTTGCTCTTGATGATTTCCAAGGGAGTGATGTGTACAAATTAGCATCTGATGCTGCTCAAAAGCAGTTTGATAAGTTTTCAAACCTAGCTAGAGATTTGATTATAGAGGAAGGTACGGACCTGCAAGGGGTTCTCAGGGCGCGTAGGAGATTTGATAAAGCTATGTCGGCGGCTGGTAATACTCTAGATGCTGATGTTGCTACTTATCAAGCACAAGCAGGCAAGTTAGTCAGAGGGGTAATGAACGACTATTTAAAGAGGAACACGGACGGTGTAGAGGTACATAACTTATTAGACACTCAGTTTAGATCCTTAACGGCTTTGGATCGTCTGGTTAACAAACGTAACGCAGAAGGTAAGAATGCTGCTGCTAGGCTTATGCAGACCATAACAGATAAGACAGGAGTGAGTATACCAACATCTGTTCTATCAGTACTTGCCGTAGGAACCACAGCCTTTAGTCCAAAAGCAGGAGCAGCTATAGGAGGCCTCGCTGCTGCTGGTTACTTAGGTCAACAAATAGCTAGACACGGTAAGACAGCGACTCTTAAGGCCTACGCGGGTTTACTCTCAGCTACCGATAAGGCAATAAAAGTGGCTAAGAAGGCTAACGATCCTGCGGGGGTTAAGGTCCTAGAGATGGATAGGATGGTCATAGTGGACATGGTTAATGACATTCGTAACTACGAGGATACCAAAGAGAATGAGTAACCTCTATCAGAAACGTAAGGAATACCAAGCTGCGGCTAGGCGTAAAGAAAGAGAGTACAGCGAAGCTGCCGTAGAAAACGTTAAGAAGGCAGCAGAAGCCGTGGTAGCTGATGACGTTAAAGAGGCTTACCGTGGAATGAAGGAGCAGTTTAACACGGGCGCTAATAAATTAGGGAGGGGGGCCAGAGAAGTCTACCAAGGGGCCGTAGAAGCCTATGGGGGCGATGTTCCATCTGCGGCTAAGGAAGCAGGCCTAGGGGCTTCTAACGTAGTCACAGGGGGCTTACAGGCCCTTATGTCGCCTGTCACAGGAGCCGTAGAAGCTGCCTTGCCTAACTTAGGTATAACTGAAGCTGCTATGAAGTACGTGGATGGTACTAAAGCAGGTCAGTTGATGCGCGAGAACCCTAGGGGAACTGAAGGTCTCTTTAATTTAGCAGAGATTGCTTCCTTAGGTAGGTTAACACCTAGGGCTTTGAACTCTCTGGCAGACAATGCCCCAACTAAGATGGAGGGTTTCTACGCTTCCCCTAACCCATTAAGTAAGGCTACATCAGCAGCTAAAGCTGTGGCCCCTAACACGGGTAATATTATAGATCAACTAGTCAACCCGTACTCCATGGCTACTAGGGATGTCATAGGTACTGGTCAAGGTAGAAGGAACGAGTACATTAGTAGGCCTAACCAGAGTGAATCAGCAGCTAACATGCTTGCCAGCGGTCACATGGATACTCAGCAGAAGGGTGGAATAAAGAGGGACACTGAAACTGTAGCTGGTAGCAGCGCAGAAGCCCAGAGGCTCATAGCAGACGAGGTTGACATTGCTGACACTGACGGACTAAAGCAAGGGTTACAGCTTGTCGAGGAAGCTCCTGATAACGTGGTAAACGGAGCCATAGATCACATCAGGGCAGTACACGGGACAAACAACAGTCCCGGAAATACCTCAGTTGTCATAAGGAAGCCTAACGCTGGTGAGGGACTAGACGGGGAGGCCTTAGGCACAGCGACCACCTCGGCCCCTACGTTAGCTGCTCTAACTAATAAAGCACTCGTAGAGAGAGCTAAAGTCGCTATGGGTGACGTAGAACCCCTTGAGTTCTACAAGGGCTTTCTAACGGCTGCTAAACATGCGAGTCCTGATAACATTAGGATAGCCGTTGCTAGAGGTCAACTACCTAAGAGCGCCATAAGCTCCAAAGGTACTGTAGAGAAAGCAGCGCTGCTTAAGAATTACTGGGGAACTATAGATAAGAAGAACAGAGGTAAGCCCTTAACAGAGAATCAACAGCAGATTTATGATTTCTTTAGTAAAGCACCTGAGGTTAAACTCAAGGATAGAAAGGACGGTATCTACTCTTTCCAAGACACCTTAAAGTCTTCTGCGAAGGACTTAGGTGGCATGAATGCTTGGGTAGGCGTGGATATATTTAAGGACAAAATTTACCCTGTGTTATCGGACGGTCACGACATGTTTGGTATGAACCCTCCGGGAGGCAACGGGCTAATCAATGTTGTCCCTTTGCGGCCCTTTGACGTAGGAACCAAGACTAAGATACCTAAGGGTACTGAGAAGTTTAAACCTGATATGAGTAAAATTGAAGAACTCACGGGCATTAAACAGAATAAAGGAGAGAGTCCTACTGCATACCAAGCTAGGGTACTTAAGGACTACAGGGGTGACCCTACTTTACTTAACTTCTTACGGGCTGGGGAGAACATAGGATACGCAGGGATGCTAACAGGACTCACAGGAGAAGAAAGGGAGCCATAAGGCCCCCTTGGTTCACGCTAGATTTCACAGTTGTTCCCAACGCAGGCTAATGTTTGACTACCTTCAGTCATATCACTGGCCTCCTCTATGTCCCAACTAAAGTCCTTAGGGAAACCTTTAGACAACCTTTGGTACTCCTTAGCATCTATGGCCTCGTAAGGGGCCTGTTGGTAGTTATGGTCTGAGTAAGGTAAGAACGAGATGCCACTAATCTTATCAAACTTATTGTACAACCACTGTCCTACCTCAAGGAACTCAGAGTCACGGTAGTAGCATGTCATAGAAGGCTTATGCTCACACCAATAGTCCTGATATATCTCCCACAACTCTAGTTGCTCCATGGCACCCATCTCTGAGGCCAACACAGCGCACTCAGGAGCCTCCATAGGGAAACTGAATACCTTCGTATTGGGTGACATCACATCGTCCTCCACAGGGACTCCTGCGGCCTCTAAGATGGCACACAGGGGGTCATCAGAGGAACCTCGGACACGCCTTATGTAGTGCCGTGAGAATCGTGGGTGAATGCCCGAAGCAGAATCCACAAGCTGACTAACAGTACCACTGGGCTTAACAGCAGTAATAGCAGTAGAAGCATTAATCCCAAGTCGATCAGCGTGTGCCTTATTCGTAGCCACAGCTTCCTCACGTAGTGCCTTAAGCCACTTCTTAAGTTTCCCACTGTCTTCCCTCCCTGACAACACTGGGTGATCCATGATGCCTGTTAAAGACACACCTAATAGGGCCTCCTCTTTAGTGTTGGTCTCCCATATCTTCCTAAGGTACCTAAAGTTTGTTAGCGTAGCTTGTAGAGTTCCAAGGATAGTCGCGACACGTACCTTTCGTTTGAGGTCTGACAAACTATCGGCTGGCCTGACAACAACTTCTGATAGGTTACAGAATTGATAAGGTCTGAGGATAATCTCGGAACATGGATTAGTTCCAAAATCATAGGTAGCATCTCGTCGCTCATTCTTTGCAGCTTGCTTTTGACTTGCGACTCTAGAGAACATTCCTCGTTCACCTGACCTTGACTCATATAAACTTGTCCACTCATTTAGGAACGCCTCGAAGTCGGGCTTCTCTGTATAACACGCACTGTTGTTTGCTAGGCCTCTCTGGGGGTTATCTACCCACCACTGGCCTGACTTGGCTCGTCGGATTCTGTCGTCTGTAAGGTTACTGAGACCGATAAGGGCACTTCGTCTGACCCCGCCCACGACAACGATCTGTGCAATCTTACAGCATACATCGTGGCATTCGACACTACTGAGCTTGCGTCCAGCAGCGGCCCTAAAGATGTCAACGGTGAACCGGAACAGATCTTCAAGAGGCTCTGGCCCAGACGCTCTACCTCCGAATGTCTTGAGGGGTGCACCCGAAGGCCGTACTCCAGATACGTCCCACTTTGGAACTTGACCACTATAGAGCATAGCGATGAGTTCTCGGTACGCCTTGGCCCAACCAATTTTTGAGTCTGAAACGTGTATGATACTGTCGGTTCCATGGAAGTCCTCTGCTACCTCGGGTAACTTATGTATGTACTGACGTTCTACTGAGAATCCCGCACCTGTGCCACACATAAGGACATACATGAGTTCATCAAATGCCTTAGGGTGATCTATAGGCATGTAAGAGCAGTTGAACCCTGCGACGTTATCACGGTCCAAGGCCTCCCCCGCAGTCATTAGTGCCCTCATAGAAGGCATTACCTCTAGGTTCTCAATGGCCTTCCTAGCCTCCTCAGCGTCCTTCTCGGGAAGCTTGTCACCCCAGTAGTCAACGTACCTGCCCACTGTTTCTTCCCAAGTCTCACGCCTCTGAAGCTCTGGTATGTAACGTGCGTACCTTGACTTGTGTATGTACTGTTGATATGCGTCCATCTATTCTTCTCCTCCGTACCCTAAAGTTTCTAACATAACTGATTGTGCTCCCATCGTTAACAGCATGTGCGTAGAATCTGGATAGCCATCATTGCTGACAACTTGCATCACCTTACTGTCACTGAAGATAACGATAGCTGTCTTGACTTCTATTCCTCCGTCTTCCATCTCATCTACTGCGTCAGCCAAAGACTGGAACAAGTCTGATGCCTTGATAGCCTCTTTGGTTTTACCGAACTCACCTTGAACTACCTTCATAAGTTTGCCTCAATCAGTCTCTCAAGATACCACTTAGCCTTACGAAGATCCTCCACTGGCTTGCCCTTATAGTCATAACGCCACGCATACTTCATCATATTACCCTTAAGATACCCTTTAAATTCTTCAGGTGACATGGATGCTTCGATGCCTTCGATAGCTTCTATTGCTCCTGTGTTGTAGTGTGCCGGGTTCTCAACAGGACACACAGGTTCTGGAACAACGTCTGATGGGTGGTACAACTTAGCTGCTACTGTGTCCCACTCTTTAGGTGACGCTGAATCAATTGAGTCACCGAAGGTATACTTAGGCTCGTCATCGTGTGGCAAGTTACGTTTACTCTTGGTTGTCATTCGTATTCCTCCTCATCCTCTACAGTTTCCCAGAACTTCTCTAGGCGGTTGATTAGTTTATCTTCAAACCTCTCTAGTATCTCCTCTGAGTTAATCTGTAGGGCCTCTAGTAGATCGTCTGGGTCATATAGCTTCAAGATACGTTCCTTAGTTTCCTCAAGAGTTAACATAGCTGACTAGCTCCTCTAGGGTATCCAGTGAGTACCACTTGATTCCGTGTTTCTCACACCACTGAGCCATAGTTAGCTTAGTACCCTTCCTGACTTTCTGATTAGGTTTCATTAGTACGAAGACTAACTCACGGTGGTCTGGTAAGCAGTCGACAATACTTTTGTATTTCTGCGTGTCTCCTTCCCTAAAGAAGCCTTTGCACTCCACCAAGACTCCCGAAGCGTGGACGAAATCTGGAGTGTATACCCTAGGAATGTTATACTGTACTTTCTCTGTTTCATAGGTGAATCCCTCGTGGTTTAATTGTGTGTTAACTGTGTTCTCAAACTCTGATCTAAAATTGCTTGAGGCTGATCTCTTCGACCTTCGGCTCATTGCGTACCTCTACTAAATAACGTGGACCTGAAGAATACTTGAAGGCTCTTAGAGAAGGCCAACAGGTTCCTTTGTATGAGCAATATGAGCACCCTACGGCGAGTTTCTGGTTGCCACTCTTTCCATCTGCGATAGGCTGGTAGCAGACGTTGGGAGGTGTAGGTTGCTCCACTAGTTTTTTTACGCGTTCTATGTGCTCCTCTATGTCGTAGGAAATCTTGTCGTAACAAAAGTGTCCTGTGTCTTCAGAGTCATACATAAGGTACGTTAGGTGACCATTCTGTTTATCCATGGCTAACCACCCGAACTTTGTTTCTCCTTCTGAGTGTGCGTATCCTTTGATCTGAGCCACATATCCAAAAGGATCATCGTAAGCAAGGTTTCCATTCTTGAACTTCTTAAAGGCAAAAGAGGAAGTACTCTTAACGTCTGTGACAATGCCGTCAATCTTGCAGTCCATAGAGCCTTTGATACCTGCGACCTCACACTTCTTTTGCTCATCTGTCACCTCATGCCCTGAGAGTCTAGTGAGAAATATCAGCATCTCTTCGATCAGGTGTCCGTACATAAACTTAACGTAGGTGTTACCTGTGAACTCCTCTTGCTCCTGTGGATTATTAACAGCATTCCATAGGAACCTATCTGGGCGTCCTATGTTGGACATACGTAACTTACGATCATCACGCTCTTTGGTAAACAAGGTTCGCATGAGGTCCTTACAGTGGACTCCAAACCTGTCTATCTCAGCCTCTAGGGAGACACCCTTGGGCACCTCTTTAGAAACCATTAGGGCGTATATATCGTCCACTAATGTATCTACTGTTTTCATTCCTGATGCTCCACCCAACGTGATTTCCTAGTGTTACCGTTGAACTCCACTACTTGTACACGTAGCTTCTTCTGTTCCTCGGTCCTGCTGTGTCCCCAGTCCTTATCCGTGTTCTTCGCTTTAACGTCGATGTACACGGGGACACCGTTCTTCATTGCTATCATATCTACTAGGCCTGTGCAACCAGCATTAGTAAACACTTCGTACCCTTCATCCCAAAGCCAAGTGACCACGTAATGTTCAGCTATGTCTCCTAGGCGGTTAGGATCTGTAACTTTACCTATTGCCATTTGTTTCTCCTTAAGTTATACTATAATTATATCAGAATTTACTCTCTGAGTCAACGCTTTCCTTAAGTTTTTGTTCAATGAGTTTCTGCCCACGTCTGTCCGACCTTGTACTCTCCGTCGAGGGGGCACCTGAGGCTGTAGTGGATTCCTGCTGCCTTGAGGCATTCCACAGCCAACCAGCCGAACTTTTGGGCGTCTTTGGTGGCAACTTCCGTTTGTACTTCGTCATGTATGTTCCCCACAAATCTGTAGTCAAGTTTCCACTGGTTAGCGTAGTCCTCAAGAAGCACTAAGGCCTTCTTCATCACTATGGCTCCAGCGGCCTGTAGGAGTGTATTCAGTGCTGCGTGTTCTGACCTAACCCAAAGCTTTCTGCCGTCGAGTCCTTTGAGATGACCACGTTGAGCAGCGTTTCCAACTCGTTCTCGTAGAGCTTCAAGAGAAGGTGTATTTCGTAGAAACCTTTGCTTAAGTTTTCTACCGTCTCCTGAAGATCCTCCGACGATACTTCCGATTTTGGCGTCTCCTGCCCCGTAAAGGAAGGCATAGATAAAAGTCTTTGCTTGAGGTCTTGTGTCAAGCCCTGCTGCCAGTTGATTTCTGGTGTGAATATCGTCTTTAAGTAAGACATTAGTGAACTCCTCATCATCCATGTAGTGTGCCAACATGCGTAACTCAAGACCAGAGGCATCGAAGCCAACCAAGGATTTACCCTCTGGTACCATCCAACAACTTCGGCACTCCTCACCGTACACAGAGTTACTAGAGGGCACCTGAGCCATGTTAGGGTTCCTGTGAGTCATACGCCCAGTGATAGCACCGTTACTTATGACCCTACCGTGTACCCTACCGTCTTCCTCAGTGTGCTCTAGCCAACTCTTTACCTGAGCGTACCTCTTTTGCAGTAGAAGGTACTCCAGAACTTGTGCCGCCTCGGGTACATGCGAGTTTTCCTTGAGGGTTCTCTCGTCAACCATCGGCTTTCCTGTCGGAGTGACCTCCGTCCACACCGCACCCTTAGTAGCAAGTCGGGTAGCAATCTGGTCTCTTGATCCGACGTTGAATACCGTGACCTTATCCTTGAGTTGCTTCCCCGTCTTCTCTGAAACCCTCTGCTCAACGATAGGGGGGAAAGTATCTTGTAGTTCATCCTGTATGACATTCATACGCTCCTTAAAGATGCCTAAGAGGTCATAACACTTCCTCTGGTCCACAAGCCACCCGTTGCGCTCTTGATCCATGGTGCACCACGCGACCTGATGCTCTAGATCCTGAGACTCCTGAGAGAACCCTTGGAGTTCCTTGAGTAGCTTCTCGTGTACAGCCTGAGTGACCTCTACGTCCTGCATACAGTAGGTAATCATCTCCTCTGAGAGTCGGCTCCAGTCGCTATGGTCACCCTTAGGGAAGCCTAAGATGTTACCCCAGTTCCTTAGAGAGTGCCCGCCGGACTTACTAGGGTCTGCTAACCTTGAGAGAACCAAGGTGTCAACGATAGAGTTCCTAGGGAAAGTAAAATTCCAAAGACGAGCCACCACAGGAACATCGAAACCAATGCCATTATGGAATACCCACTTAGCTTCTTCTTTACCTTCGACATACGCCTTAAAATCTTCTTCATTACAAATGACCTCCGTGACTCCGTTGTGTCTACAACAGGCGACCCAGATAACACTAGGGTTTAACCCATCGGTTTCTATGTCACAGTACACATAGTTGCTCAAAATTCTACCTCATCTCCTGTGGTAGGCTTAGGGACCTCTGACATTCTACCCGTGTCTAAGTCGTACTGAAGCCAACACGCGGGACCTGTCTGCCCACTGTAGCGATTCTTCAGTACCCTAACACTGGTGGTATTACGTATCTCAGGATCTTCGTTCTGTTGATCCCTTTCCATGCCTATGACCATATCAGATAACTGAGCGATACTCTGACTACCCCTGAGGTCCTGAAGGCTGATCTTACCACCGTCCTCATGGGCTGTACCTGACGTTCTACGGAGGTGTGACACTAGGAACAAGGTGATCCCAGTCTCAGCCACCAGAGAGCGTAGGCGCGTCATTATCTCATCAATGGCCTTCCGTTCATCTCCATTCTCCTGAGAAGAAACAACGATGGATAGGTGGTCGAGGATGACGTATCTGCAATCCAAGGCCTTCGCCATATACCTGACTCGCGAGAGTAGATTATCGGCTGACGTTGACCCCCAGTGGTCAAATAGATAGTAGCGTCCTGTACCCATCGTTGCTTCCCAGAATGGTCTAAGCTCATCAATAGGTGTGTCTTCTTCCAAGTGTAGAGGCCTGTTCGCTGCCACCGACATGATTCCCAACGATGTACGTGCAACGTCTTCCTCCAGTGCAAGTACACCAATGTTGGATTCAGTTCTTCGTAAGAGATCATACTCAAGCTCTCGTATGAACTGAGACTTTCCCATGCCAGAGCCGCTGGTGATAGTGACAAGCTCGTATGCTCTGTGTCCTCTCGTAATGTCATTTAATCCCTCCCAAGGATACGGGACACTCTTGACGTTCCTCTTATTAACCAAGGCCTCCCAAGTGTCCTGTCCTGAGACAATACCATCGGGCCTGTAGACCTTAGCGTCCCACCAGCAACGTATAAACTCACGTATCTGGTTAGCCTGTAGCATATCTGAGGCATCCTTCATAGGAAGCTCACACACCCGAAGCTTATTGGGACTAAAGAGGTCCTTAACTTTCTCTAGAGCTGCCTTACCTGCCTTATCTTGGTCTAAGCATAGGACAACCTGATCGTACCCCTCAAGCCACTCTAGTGCCTCCTTAATGTCCCCCTCAGCGTTACTAGCAGACTTGAGGCTCACTACGTCATACTTATTATCAAACATCTCAGAGACGCTCATGGCGTCTAACTCGCCTTCAGTGATCGTGATAAACTTACCACGCCCACGACACGCTTGCTGCCCAAACAAACCTGTACCCTTGATATTCCCTGTAGAGTAAAACTCCTTGGGGGATACGGTGCGTACCTTGGACGCCACCAG